AATGACTAATTTTGGTATAATTTTTTTAAATTAATAGAGATGGGAAACAATAGTTTCCCATTTTTTTATTATATTTGAAACGTGAAAGAGGTATTGTATAAAAATGAACATACTTGGTACGAAAGTATTAAATATAAAGATTGCAGTCCCATAGATTATTGTACAAAAAGCATTAACCGAGATGTTGAGGATTTCGGGCTTATCGTGGATAAATTAACTCCAACCAAAAAATATCCATTATACTTATATGATAAAACAGAACGAACCAAAGAGGATTTTTCTGAAAACTTCTTTAATCCATTATATTCGTTAACGAGACAGTATTATTTGGTTGTTGTTGAAAAATATGATGACAAAGTTTCAATTAAAACATTCAGAACAACCCAACACCGTAAAGTCGGGGTTAAATGGTATAAGACCTCTAAGAGAATGGATTATATAACAGTCAACACCAAAACAGGTGATGTATACGTTGGGACTTTAACCAATTATCACTTAAAGAAAAAATGTAAAAAAACTGTTAGAAGGAATTACTTTATTAATAATCCGTTAAGTGGTATGTTGGCTTTGATTAAACATAATCTTAGTAGTGATAAAATTGGAATTGAAGCGTTAGAGGTGGCATCAATTTTTATGAATGAAATTGACCAATTAATTAATTCTGATATGTCTTTAACTTATGGTGAAAAATTATTTAAATACTACCTCACTAAAAGAGGCGTAAAATTCCCTAATAATTTTTCAGTCTTTACTAATGAGTGGTTTGGTCCTGACATAAGGAAATGTCTTAAGAAGAAAGATAATAGAATGGTTGACGCAATAATGATGCATTACGACATTTCGGGTAAACAAGTTAAAAAGGCGTTACATAACTGTAAGAATTTCAATGTTGAACTATATAAAGCAGCACAAAAGATATTTGGTGATGATTGGATAACTCAGGAACCTGGTTTAATATTAGGTTGTTTTAATTTTGAATTGGGCACACCAGGACTACACCAAGAATTTTTAAATTATGTTTCAAATGAAGAATTAAAGAGAGTTTTTAAAGTTTTCAAAAAAGTGGTGTTAGATAAAATTTTGAATTTATATACATTCTATGACCACATCAGGATGTATACCGAATTAAAAATACTTGGTGAAACTAATTTAAAATGGATGTCCTCAAATGATGATGGACATAATTTTAGACAAGAACATTTGGATTGGACTGAGATGTTAGCACAATATCGTAATGGTGTTTATGAACGCACATATCCCGACTATAGTTACAATTTAATAGAGAATCCAATACAATCGGGTAATGATACTTATTATCCCCTCCTATTGAAAAATAGTAATGAATATAATGAAGAAAGTAGCACGCAATCTAATTGTGTTAAAGGTTATATTGACAGATGCGCTTCAATTATAGTATCTCTCCGTAAAGATGATAAATTGTCAGGAGAAAGAGCAACAATTGAATACACAATAAGTAAACCATCAGATGAGATTATAATTAAAAGAGTTCAAAGTTTGGGGAGATTTAACAACAAATTATCCGAAGAATGGAATGATGTTCTATTTAAATTGGACGAAGTAATGTTATCTTATGTTAAAGATGAAAAATTTGAAACGGTGAAGTTGGATAAAGTGTGTAAAAATGGACAAAATTTTCATTCTAATTCTAAATGGGGTGACCGAGGACATCTTATTTGGGAAAATAATGAAGTAACTAAAAACATAGGTAGACAATTAATAGATTTATTTTAAAAAGTTTATGGAAACTCCTTATTACATTGAAAACTATGAACAAAAGGAAGGAATCCTGTCAAGGAGTAAAGTTGTTATGCCAAAAGATTTTGACAACTACCTTAAAGACAAAAAGATGGAACTTGTCTATAGTGAATCCAGTACCGATTTTGACACAGGTAAAACAACTTTTAGTTCAAAAATTTATAAAACCAAACAAGAGTTTTATTTATATTTATTATTTTGTGATACTAAAACAGATATAACTATTTATTATAAACAAAAACAACAAGATGAGTTAACCATCTTTATGGGACAACTAATTAAACAATTTAAATTATCTAAAAAATAGGAATATTACGCTACTTGGTGATATTTATTATAAAACACCTATGAGCATAAAAAAAGGTAAGATTTATAAAATAACTAATAAAGAAAATGGTTTAATTTATATTGGATGTACAATTAATTCATTGGAGAAGAGGTTTTATGAACATTTATATAGGTGTTTTAAAACTGATTATAAATCCAAACTATATAACTCTATTAAAAAATATGGTGTAGATAATTTCATAATAGAGTTAATTGAAGAATGTGATTTAAACGTAATTTATGAAACTGAAAAAAAATACATAAAAGAATTAGATAGTTATCATAATGGATTAAATTCTACATTTGGGGGTGAAGGATGTTTAGGGTATGTTCATTCTTCGGAAATGAAGATTAAAATATCTGAAGCAATTAAAAATGGTAACTCTCATAAAGGTAAAACGTATGAAGAGTTATATACTGATAATGCGGAATATGAAAAAGAAAAACGAAGACTATCGGTTAAAAAAAGTTGGAACGAGATTAGTGATGATAAAAAAAATAAAAGAGTTATTAATATGCGAAATGCCGTTCGTAAAAACTCAAAATATAGTGAAGATTTAATTAAAGAAATTAAAGAAAAATTAAAAAGTGGAATAAAAATTAAAGAACTTTCAAAAGATTACCCACAGATGAGTTATAACTATTTATATTCAATAAGGAATGGAGATAGATGGGGTGATTTATAAAATAAAATAAAAAAAATATGGAAATTACAACAAAAGAATTAAAAGAAAAAATTAAAAATGGTAATAAAGTTATTATTGATTTCTATGGTACATTTTGCGGACCTTGTAAGGTTATGAAACCTATGTTTGAAGAAGCAAGTCAAATAACTATAGAAAATGAGTTACCTGTGGAGTTATTTACGTTTAACATAGATAATGACAGAGAATATATTACCGAAATAGGGTTAAGAAGTGTTCCAACAATTAAAGGATTTTCCAATGGAAAAGAGATTTTTTCAGAAGTCGGACTTAAACAAACAAACACCATTTTAGACATGGTTAATAATTTAAACGAAATATGAAAGACTTAAACGTGGTTGTTTACACTATGAAAGGTTGTCCTTTCTGTACCGATTTTAAAGAGATGTTAGTTAACGAAGGTATTGAATTCTTTGATAGAGATATTGATGAATATAAAAGTGAATATGATTTGTTTGTTGAAATTACAGACAATGATATGATACCAGCATTATTAATTATTGAAGGTGATGGTGAAAACCACGAATCATTTTTATATGCACCTGAAAGAAATTATAATGAGTTGACAGAGGCTCTTGATATCATTCAGAAACACAGAAAAAATGTTGGTGTGATTTAAAAAATCACAAAATCATTGATTTTCCTTTTAAGGAAATCATAATCCTCAAGTGGGTTGGTTATTTCTACAGACCAATCCACTTTTTTTATTTCCGTTTCTAACCAACTCATATCAAAGTCAAAGACATCCAAAATCGCCGAGGTCAATACCTTTTCGGTTTGTAAGTTCTTTTTAACGGAAAAAATCTGCTCACCTGATGCATCTTTTTCGGTTGACAATTCAAACACCAAGGTGGTTAGGGGATATGTTGTCGGAATGTTATAGAAAATATGTTTACCATAATAATATAATAATCTTCCTTGATTCAAGGAGTACCCGTGAGGGAACTCCGAGTATAAAAATAAGGTACTATCTTCGGTTATTGGTTTTACGTGAAAATCATAATCATATGATTTTGTGTTATCCTCCTCAAATGAAATGATTTGATTATTCAAATAGGAACAATTCTGACTTTTATGGTAAGGGAAGGTCAATGTATTGGTCGGGAACAGTTTTGAATCGTATTCAATTAAATCAATCGTATGTGTTATTTTGGTCTCACCAATTAACTCTTCAAATTTACTTGTGAATTCATCTCTAAGTTCTCCAATGTTTAAGGGTTCATTATATGTTGTTTTCCCTTTAATGACGTAGAAATTAAAACAATCAACAACTTGAATTATGGTTTCTTCTTCTTTAGGTAATTTATTTAAAATGAAGTCGGCAAATAAATTTACAAGTGCCAATCTACTAACAGGTGATTTTAATATCATTGTGTGGTTCTTAATACTTTAGTTTGACCAATTATAATAAAAAAAAGGGGTTAATTAAACCCCTTTATTTATAATATTTCTAATTTCTTCTGTCGTGTCGTATAACATTTTAAGGAATCTTGGCCACATCTCTGGGTTGTATTTCTTAATGGTATTAATGTAAGTTAAAAAATATGGTTCCGATTTTTTATTGAATTCACTTGTTTCGGGATAGTTGGTTGGAATATCTGCAAGTAATTTAGAAATCCTATCATCATTTAAGTTTTCGTCATTTAATCTCTTAAACACATCTAAAGATAATCTAGATAATGGTTCATGCTTTGCAAAATGATTTAAAATATTATTCAGAGAAGACAATAGAAGTTGTCTATTTTCAAAACTTGTAATTCTATTATTTCTCCTTTTATATTCATTGACCAATGATTGTAAGAACTCATTTGTTACTGCTCTAAACTCAATCGGATGACCCCAATAACTCTCTTCAACCTCAGGGTCAAAATCTTCAAAGTATTTCTCATTAAACTTGGTTGTGAATTGAGGGTCAGTTGCGTGCATCAATTCGTGATACAAAGTTAGGAACAAATTCTTTTTGGAACCAAATAACTTAGGGTTAAGTTGCATTACAAATTTCTGAGGATTTCTTGTTGACCTTGGTTTTAAATCCATTTGACCGTAGTTCTTATATTTTGGATTTAAAAACACCTTAACTTTTCCATCACTACCATCTGCTGTTTTGAATTCCATTTGGTCTACCTCAACCTTTTTCGGAAAATTTTTACTACGTAATGCCCATAATCTATTTGTTAACTCCTGTAGTCTGGTGTAATCTTCAGGAGATAGTTTATATCTTTTTTGTTCGGATATAACGTTAGATAATATGTTCAAAAATTTAATCATATAGAATTAAAGGTAGTCACCAAAATATTCATTAATGTTTTTATCAACTTCTCTTGAGTCAGGGTAATCTGGAACTCTAAATGATAAACAACTAACACTATCCTTTAACATTGATAAATAAGAACCCCAATATTCTAAAGTCCCATTCATATAACCCTTGTATTGGTGTAAGAAATCTAAAATGTGAGTTTCAAAATCTTTAATTGGTATTACGTATCTTTGGACTTCCACTCCTTGTCTATATGAGTGAGGTCTTGATAACCATTGACCTTTACCAATAAAGTAATCATTAATTTCACCCCATATATCTCCATACAATTCACTTTCATACGCCCAGCTATAAGCATTTCCATATATGTTGTATAAATCACTTTTCAAATCATCCAAATCGTGTGTCAGTATGTATCTCATAGTTTCTTCATCATCCACTATTTCATCAATATTGGATTGGTCAACCACAACATATTCAGGATGACCCTGTCTTTCTGCAATAGATTCAAGTAATTCGGTATAAAGTTCAATTTGTTTACCTTCTAATTCTTTTACAATATAATCCTTCAGATATCTTAAGTTTTCTTTTGTTAATTCTTCAATTACGTCGCGATAAATATTATCGGTTAAGTCATATGATGACCAATAATCCACTTCATATTCGCCATCCAATATTTCCTCAATAGTTTTTCTTGATATATCTCTGTCGTCACAAAATAATTGTGCAAATTCACCAAGAGAATCAATTACCAAATATGCAACACCATCTACCATTTCAACATCACCCAAAAACTTTAAAACATATTTCCAAAACTTTTCTTTATCATTTTCATGATAAAATAATAATAACTCATTTTGGTAATTTTCGGCACGTCTACCCTCTGGGTCTAATTCATTTAATAAACCTCTTCTATCAAGAAACTTAAAAAAGACAACAACATCGTTACTGAAGTGTATAAGAAAATCGTCATCACCTTCATTAAACGAGTCTATTAAATCTTGAACATCCATAACATATAAATACAAAAAAAGGGGTAAATTTCTTACCCCTTTAATAATTTTCTTTAAAGTACAACGATTAGATAGTTGTTTTGTTCACACTATAATACTTTTCAATAGTTTTTTTGATGGCACTTTTAACACTCTCAGTTGTTTGAGCTTGTTGAGATTGTGCTTGTTGAACTTGTTGAACAGTAGGTTGTTGTGATTCATTTCCTTTGTTTTTACAGCCGCATCCTGACATAGTTTTTATTTTTAATTAGTTTATTAGTTTAAATTCGTGTTTATAGCAAGTTTTTCTTATGGTACCCTTGTAACCATTATTTACTTTTTTACCTCTTAATGATAATGATAATTTTTGCCTAACGTTTCTTGGGTTTCCATTTGAATACCCATTTTCAATTAAGTAATTTGCACCATCAACTAAAGTGTTAAAAATGAATTCTTCACCAGTTTCAATATTAATCAACATAAAATTATTAATATTTCCATTTTTGGTTAAATTGTATTTGGATAGTTTGGTTTTAACTACATCATTGAATGTGTTTCTTCTGAATTCGTTAACGATTGCTAAATTATATCCCTTGTCTAACTTATTTGATTCATATTTTAAGATTAATTCATTCTCTTTATTAATTAACTCATTTATCTCACAGTATTCAATAACCTCAAATATAAAATTATCTTTACCGTATTTGTTATATGATTTTTGTAAATATTGGTTATCGTGTATTCCTTTATCTAACATCCAAAAATGTTTATATTCTCTACTGATAATATTTACACTACTACCAATATAAAGTTTATTATTCTTAGTGTTAGTTATTTTATAGATACCACAATTCATTTTAAATTATATGTTAATAATAAATATTATCTTTGTGGAAATATAGGGTTAAAAGTATATTTATCAAATAAAAATAGAATGGATTTTTTAAAATTGATACAAGAAGGTAGAATTGATGACTTCAAATCAAAATACTCACAGAAATTTGGTAAGGACAATGCCGATAAGATAACTAAATTAGTTCCGCTAAAATATTTGGAATGGGCTGGTAAGAATTTAGATGTAATAAACTTTGAAGATAACCTATCAAAATTGTTGGAAGCATTAACAGCCTTTGATAAGGTATCAACCAATTTACCTATCACAGATTTAAATCAATATAAGAATGTTGGACAATTATTTAGTGCATTAGCTGAATACAAGAACCGACAAAGAAGAGAAGTTAAAAAGGTTGAAGGTGGTAATGTTGTTTATGAAGACGATAGGTTTTTTGTTGTTAATCCATTAACTCACGAATCATCTTGTTATTATGGTAGGGGAACCAAGTGGTGTAGTGCGGCGGAAAGTGATACACACTTTAAAAGATATAATGAGGATGGTAAATTGTTTTACATTTTGGATAAAACCCTTCCAACGAACGACCCATTTTATAAAGTGGCGTTACTTAAAAAATTTGATGGTGATAAAACATATTATGATGCCAAAGACGATAGTTTTAATTCTGGTTGGATTATTAATACTAATAAATTAAAAACTATCTTGGATTCAATTGATGATTACCTTAACTCAGAATATGCCGAGCAAATTAAAATTTTCTCTGATAAAGAATCGGCTAAGAAAGAAAAAGAAAGACTTGAAAGATTAAGGATTCAAAGAATTCTGTCGGATAGAAGAGATGAAGCGCAGGAAAGAAGATTAGAAGGTGAATGGGAGTTAGGTCCCGATTGTCCTGAAGAAGGTTTAAAAGCTCACGCTTTACTTGATTGGTTGGTTGATACCAGTGATATTGAGGTTATTACAAATCAAGACAGAGCTGAGATTACAAGAATTGAGAATGAAATAGAAAGGTTGCAAACCGAGTATGATAATGATGAGGAGGTCAGACAAGACCTATTGGATGAGATTAGTGATTTGGAAGATGAACTGTCGGAATTACAAGATAAGATTGATGTTTATAACATTATACCAACAGGTACATATTATGATACCACAGAGTTTGAGGTGATTGACAGTCCTGAGCTTGAAGGTAGAAGATATGCAGTCGGAACCGAAGATGAAATGGAAACAAGTGCTTACGAATATGTTGAACAATTAATTGATGATATAGGATATGAAGGATTCAGTGAATCTTTTGCTAAAGATTATATTGATGAAAGAGCGGTTATTGAAGTTGCTGAGGAAATATTTGAACAAGATGTTAGAGAATCTCCTGAATCATATTTTGATGAAGATGACAGAATGTTATCTGATGACCAAGAAGAACAAATAAGTCAGTTAAGATATAGAATTTCTCAAGATGAAACATTGATTGAAAACTTTGAAAGTGAAATGGATGGTGAGAATGATGATGACTTACAGGAAAGAATTGATGAATTGAGAGAACGAATTGATGAGATGAATGATGAAATAAGTGACATTGAGTCATCACCTGAAGGTGACTTTCCTGAGGACTTAATTGAACAAGCTATTGAAAATAGACTTTATGATGTTAAAAATAATGTTAGAGGGTTTATGGAGGACTTTGGATTGGAATGGTCAAACTATGTTGATAAAGATGACTTTATTAAAGGGGTTATTGATGTGGATGGATATGGTCCTACTTTAAATGGTTATGATGGACTTGCGGATGATGTTAGAATTCTTGATGAGTTGTATTATGTTATGAGATTAGATTGATTACAATTAAATTTTAGTTATTATTTCCGTATGGGTAGAAAAAAGAAAATAGTATTCAAATTAAGCCCCGAATGGATGTTAAAAGAACCATTGGACTTTGAATATAACAAATACACTTTGTTGGACTACATACAGAAATGCGAAAAAAATCTCGATAATTTTGAAATATATCCTGACTTCGTTGAGTTATCATTACACTTAGCGAACATGCAATCCTTGTATAAGGAGAACACATTACTTTTAACGAATAAGAAGTTCGAATCTTGCGATGACGAGATTATGATAAAGGATTTGTATCCAAAAAAACCTCGTGAAATGTCTAAAGACGAGGAAGAAGAGCTCCAAAAAACATTGAAGTTTTCAAATACCAAACTATTCGACACCTTTAACTTTGCAAAATCAATATGGGATATTGCATTTAATAGTGTGGAGCTCTCAATCAAAAAAAATAAAGGGGCGATAATATCTGGAATGGGATATGTTTTCTATTATAGAAAATCGGAGAACAAAGTTTATGTGTGGGAATATCAGATAAAGAAAAACAGAAAAAATTCCACAACCAACAAAACACAAATCAATAAAATATTTGAGGATGCTCCTGATGACGTAACGTTAACATCAATCATAGAAAACAATTCATCCTTTAAGAAACACGACTATTATAAGGGTTTACCAATATTTGAAATGAATTGCACCCAAGACCTTCCAATGGAACAAACCACTATTCCAATAATGAAAAGGAAGATTACTTCATATATTTTTCAAACAATTAACTTGGTAAAGACAAAAAATTTTGATTCTAATTTATAATTTGATTATCTTTGCCTCAAATGAGTTTCAACAAAAGATATATAAACTACTCTAACACTTTATCGGCACTACAATCCGATACCCTCAGTAGTTATTATGGCAAGGCAGACGCTTTCATCTTTCAAGATACAAAAAGTGTTGAAGTGTATGAGTTATACACCAAAGGTAAAACACCTAAGGAGATTTTAAACATATTAGAAAATCAAAAAATTGAAGAATAAATATTATGGACAGTAAGACCAATAAAACACTATTAGGTAAACTCAGACAACCTATTCACATTGATTACATCTCTTCATATATCCTTCGTGATACAATGGAAAACACATTAAAAGTAATTAATACTCTTGTTGAAGAGGGAGTTGTTGAAGAATCAAAATACGCAAAAAATTATTACGTAGTTAAAACCCCCCAAAAATAAATATGAAATATAAATTAGAATATGTATGGTTAGATGGTTATAAACCTGAGCCAAATTTAAGAAGCAAAGTCAGAATTACTGGCAAAGAAATTAATGGATTACAAGATATACCTGAATGGGGATTTGACGGTAGTTCAACAAAACAGGCGGAAGGTTATTCTTCAGATTGTTATTTGAAACCTGTGAGAATTTATCGTAAAGATGGTAAACAAAATAGTGATACCATTTATGTTCTCTGTGAGGTGATGGATAGTGAAGGTAATCCACACAATACAAATGACAGAGCCAAATTAGATGAAGATTTTAATTTTTGGGTTGGATTTGAACAAGAGTATTTCATACGTCACGGACACAATAAACCTATTTTAGGTTTTCAAAATGGAGGAGTTATTGACCCTCAAGGAGTATATTATTGTGGTGTTGGTGGTCAGATGTATGGTAGAAACTTGAGTGAAGAACATTTGGATATGTGTTTGAATTATAACATTGGGATTGAAGGAACCAATGCTGAAGTGGCAATCGGACAATGGGAATACCAGGTATTTGCCAAAGGTAAATTAAAATCCGCAGATGATTTATGGATGTCTCGTTATTTCCTTTACAAAATTGCTGAGAAATACGGATATGAAATTGAATTACATCCAAAACCTTTAACAAGTGGTGATTGGAATGGTTCAGGGTTACATACAAACTTCTCAAACGAAAGAATGAGAGAGCAGGGAGGAGAAGAATATTTCAAATCAATTTTCCAAGTATTTGAGTCAAGAGCGGATATTCATATTCAAAACTATGGTTCAGATAATCATTTGAGATTAACAGGTAAACACGAAACACAATCAATCAATAAGTTCAGTTGGGGTGTATCAGACAGAGGGGCATCAATCAGGGCACCAAAAGTTGTTGGTGAAATATGGAAAGGATATCTTGAAGATAGACGACCAGCATCCAACGGAAACCCATATAGTATTCTTAGAGTTATTTCTGATTCATTAGATTTGGCGGAAGATTTGGATGAGACATTACATGTGATGTATGATGATATTGATACAAGTAAGTTAAGTAAAAAGTTTGGTACACTATCAAACAAAGAATTACTTAATGAATATCAAAACGATGAAGAGTTTGAATTAGAATCTGAGATGATGGAGTCAAAGGCAAATGTCCCATTGGAAGAAATTAAATTTAATTTAAATGAAAAATAATATGGAAAATCAATTTAAAAATTTTATACCGTTTGAACCCTTAATGGAGAATAGATTCTTAGTAAGATTTAACAAAGAAGTATTGGTTCCTGGATATTTGTTTAGGAAATTCAAAATAAAAAATGAAGGTGAGAAATTAATCTTCACTACCGAAATTTATGAGACAATAGAATACTCGTTTAATCCATCAGATTTGTTTAAAATAACAGATATTGAGATTGATTATCTTGACCCAACAGGAGTTGTGGTTAATGGATTAAGATTTCAGATTGTTGGAGCAAATATGGAACAAAAATGTGATTACACTAAAGATGGTTTAATGATAATTAAATTTAGATTTGTTGTGAACATAAACGAAGTTAAATTATTACATACAAACAATGACAGAACAAGTTAACCACCCTAGTCATTACGGTGGAGAAAATAATCCATACGAGGCGATTAAAGTTATTGAAGCTTGGGATTTAGATTTCCACCTCGGTAATACCGTGAAGTATATTTCAAGGGCGGGAAAAAAAGGGACCGATAAAGAACTTCAAGACCTAAAGAAAGCCTTATGGTATCTTGAAAGAAGAATACAGAACTTGGAGAGTTTGTAATTCAAATAAAAATACCTATACTTTTAAAAAAAAAATATGAAGAATTTAGAAAACATTATCAATACAATAATTAATGGAGATTCAGTTGAAGTAATGAAAGAAATGCCAAATTCTTTTGTTGATTTGGTTGTAACTAGTCCAAAATATAATGTGGGTATTGATTATGATAGTTGTGATGATAGAATGTCCATGGAGGATTATTGGTGTTGGACTAAAGAATGGTTAACAGAGGCTTTTAATGTTTTAAAAGATGATGGTAGAATCGCAGTTAACATTCCTTATGAGGTGAATGTACAAGACAGAGGTGGTAGAGTTTTATTTATGTCTGAGTTTTGGTCAGTTATGAAATCTGTTGGGTTCCAATTCTACGGGTTGGTTGACCTTGATGAAAACTCACCACACAGAAGTAAGACCACGGCTTGGGGTTCTTGGATGAGTCCATCAAGTCCTTACATCTATAACCCAAAAGAATGTGTCATCTTGGCATACAAGAAAGACAGAATCAAAAAGGTTAAAGGTCAACCACAATGGAAGGCTGAGATTGTAGATGTGGAACAGGAAGATGGAACGATAAAGACCAAAGCTGTTTATCAAGAAGAAGATAAGAAAGAATTTATGTCTTTGGTTTACGGACAATGGGAATATTTTGCGGACACCAAACAACAAACCAA